GTCCCCTCCTTCGCACCACTTATTGCCTGACACTGTTTTGGCGTTACGCCAACATTGTCATACAACCCCCGAGGATTCGAGTGCCTCGGGGGTTTTCTTTTGCCCACAACTTTGACATCTACCCATTAAATCGCCTACTTTGCTACGCCAAATCCACGCCAGGATTTACGCCAGAAGGGGGTGAAAATGGGGACTTTCCGCAAGCGCGGGGACACATGGCGCGCCGAAATCAGCAAGGGCGGCGCCCGGGAGAGCAAGACCTTTGCCACGAAGCGGGAGGCCCAGGAGTGGGCGGCCGCCCGGGAATCGGAGCTTGCCACGGCAGCCGTGGGCGGGATCATCGTGAAAGCGCTCGCCCAGGTCCTGGAGAAGTACCGGGACGAGGTATCTCCCAACAACAAGGGACACCGCTGGGAACGAGTCCGGATCGATCGGTTCCTGAAGGACGAGCCCGAGCTGTGTGCCAAACCGATCCACACTGTGACCACGGGCGATCTGGCGGCCTGGCGCGACAAGCGGCTAGGGCAGGTGCAGCCCACGTCTGTCCGGCGCGACATCGCGCTGCTGCGTGCCGCCTGGGGCTACGCCAGGAAGGAATGGCACAACCTGAAGGAAGACGCCTGGCTGGCGCTGACCATGCCGTCCAAGGGGCGTCATCGGGAGCGGATTTATACCCAGGAAGAAATCGACCGGATTGTTCTGGCCCTGGGCTGGGAAGAGGGTAAGCCGGTCGAGGATAAGCGCCACCAGACCGCCGTGGCCTTCCTGCTGTCCCTGGAAACGGCGATGCGCTCGGGTGAACTGCTCTCCCTGGAGCGTTCTCAGGTCGACCTGAAACAGCAGGTAGCCCAACTGGACCAGACCAAGAACGGCGACCGGCGCGCAGTGCCACTGTCGAAGCGCGCGGTGTCCCTGTTCAAGGTGCTGGAGGGCGTAGACCAGGTGCGCATGTTCACCCTGACCGGCGCGCTGCGCGATGTCTACTTCCGCCATGCCAAGACGCTGGCACAGGTGGAAGGCGCCACGTTCCATGACGCCCGCGCGACCGCGCTGACGCGCCTGGCGAAGAAGTTGAGCATCCTCGAGCTGGCACGGATGGTTGGCCACAGAGATCCGCGTAGCCTAATGATTTACTACCGCGAAAGTGCAGCGAATATCGCGCAGAAACTGGATTAGATAATGGATACATGGACTTCGGGACTGGCCAGCTTCGTTGGCGCGGCACTTGCCATGGGCCTGGGAATTGCGTGGCGCAGTTACTTCGGCGAGAAGGGTAAGAACCTGGCGACCAAGCAGGATATTGGCGCAATCACTACAAAAATTGAGGCGATTCGAACCGAGTATATGCGGGGCTTAGAAGAGTCCAAAAGCGCTTGGGCGGCTCATTCTTCGCTGTTTACATATAGGTACCAGCGAGAGTACGAAATTCTGCGTGAATTGTCCGAAGCCCTAGTCGAAGTGAAGAACGCAGCAAGTTTTTTTTCGACCTATCCCAACCTTCGCTTGGACCAAGAGAGCGAAGCCAGCAAGGAGTACCGAGATAAGCAGGCGCACGCCCTCACTGATTCTTTGCAACGTCTGCAATTGTTGCGCGAGCAAAGGCGCCCCTTTTATCCCCAAGAGATTTACGATACCCTCGGCCACCTTGCTAGCGCAGCTCTGCAAGAGAAAGGCTATCTCATGGTCGAGGCTTTCGGGTTGCGGCGGGGCGACTATGGCGCGCAGGCCGAAGAGAACGCTGCAGTGATATCGTCTTCGGCAGACCTTGCGATCGAGTCGATCCGCAAGCGAGTCATCGCCTGGGATAAGTTTTCGCCTTCGTGAGGAAAACTCAATTTCTACCCTGTCGGCGCCCGTCCGGCGCCTGCCGCTTTGACTCGATCCAGTCATCCACCTCTTCGGCCTTCCATCGGCGCACACCGCCGAATTGGAAGGGCCTGGGGAAGTCCTTGCGCTTGGTGAGCCGGTCGCGGACGTGGTCCGGGTTCAGGCATAAGCGCTCGGCGATCTCGGTGTGAGAAATGAAGCGGTCTTCCTTCGGCGCTGCGGCCGGTGCTTGGTGTTGGGCTGCGTGTGCCATTCAACTCTCCTTCTTCAGTTCTTCCAGCAGCGCCATCGCATCCGCATAGGCCCGGCTGGCGCGCATTTCGTCGATCTGGGCGGCGCCGAGGGTTTCGGCGCACTCGCGGAGCTGGGCGGCTAGGCGCTCCTCTGATGCGCGCAGGTTCCACGCTTTGACGGCGCTTTCCTCGCTGTAGTGACCGACGAATCTGCTTCCCATCTGCGCGCCGCAGCGATCACGGCAATGCACCGAATGACGGCGGATGTCATCGTCGCCGGTCTTGTAGGTCGCAAACGCCTCGGAGCCGCAGAACGGGCAAGGTTTCAGCTCATTCATATACGGCGCCTCCGTCCTTGTGGTCGGGGTGGGCCTTGGGTACGCGCCCGCGCTTATATGCGGCCAGCGCCAATTCAATCTCCGCCTTATTCAGGCTGTCAGGATCGCGTTCAGTTTGTTCGCGGTACAGCCACGTTTCGAACTCAGCACTCGCATCGATGCCCGTGGCGGCACGACGTTCGGCGGTGGCCTCTGGCATGCGTTTGATGGCGAATCCGACGGGCTTGCCGTCCTCGGAGACGATCACCATGTCATGCACGAGGCCGCAGTCGCAGCAGGCGAAGCGGAACGGCTCGTTGCTTTCCAGCTCGACGCCTTCGCCATCGGTCAGAGTGTGGAAATCAAGCATCTTTTTGCTCCCTATTCTGGGCAATCGCGGCCGCAGTCCGGACAATGGCGCGACGGGTGGCGGAGTTGTCACAGTCCTTGAAGAGTTCGATTGGCTGGGGTGGGATATCTCCATGCTCAGCTTCCACCCCGGTTCCCCAAAAATAGATATCGATCCGCAGCTTCGTTGCCAGCCTCAGCGCGTCGCCATCGTCGTCGAGCGGATTCCACAGCCGATTGGACGGCAGGATGAAGCCTTCGCCGCTACTGTGGACCTCCCGTCCGTCATTCCAGTACACCGTTTCGATTGCAGCCGCCTTCGCCGCCAGCTCCAGCAACTCGCGGTCACTTTGCATCGCCGCCTCCGCTCTTCTGCGCGCCCGGTTGCGCGGACAGGGCGGCGCGCCAGCCATGCAGGAAGAATCCGCGATAGTTGAATGCTTCAGCAGCCGTCCAGCCTCCGGTCCCGACATGCTTCCGGCATGCTTGCCACGCCGCCTCGCGTGTCGCCTCCGAATTCCACCCTGCAAGCGCATCGCGCACCGCCTCGCTGGCCTGGGGCGCGGCATGGTATTGGTAGACCGTGGCCCCGGCCTGTCTGGCGCGGTCAGCCTCGTCGTGACGCAAGGTGATTTGCCCGTGCAGGCCGTGATTTATCCACCAGATAGGTGTCGGCATATCACTGGGCGCCTCCACGGCTACAGTGCTGGCCTGGGGCGCGGCACCAAGGACGGCCAGCACCAGCCCGACGGCGTTATCCAGCGTGCTTTCGTCGCAGAAGTTGGCCAGCGCTTTATCCACCTCGGGCAGTTCGGCGATGCGCAGGGCATTTTGCCAACCCGCTGGGCGCGCCTCCGCGGCTACAGGGGCGCTTTCCGGGGCGGCGCCACCGGCCATCGCCAGCAGGCGTTCGGCCAAGTCTTCCATGATGTTGCGCATGTCGCTTGCATCCTGGTTCATCGCCGTGTGCGCCATCATGCCCAGGCGGTTCAGCTCGTCGCGGATATCTGCTACAGGGGCGCTTGCCGCCATATCGCCAGGTTCGCGGGGAATGAATTTCCCGCAGTCCCGGCAGTGCCAGACATAGGCCGCAGCGTTGGCAACCTTGTTCTTGTGGGCGCATCCCCAGCCGGCTACAGGGGCGCTTGCAAGGGCGGCGCGGCCGGCTTTCCACATACGCCACGCCGTTTCGCGGACGGTGATGGGGCGGTCGCAAATCGCCTCATATCGCTCATTGAATGCCGCCCGATCATCGCCCGCCTGCACGCCCTCCGCGCGCAGCTTGGATAGAAGGGCGGATTCAATGGCGCGGGCAAAGGGAATCGGCCCGAGGAAGCCACCGCCGAGGCTGTCCCTGATGGCCTTTATTTCGTCATCCGTCAGCCCAGGCTGGGCGGCGTTGTTCTGGTTGGTCATGCTGCCTCCTTAGATTCGGCCGCTGAGAAGATGGAATGCTGCTGCTGCCACTCGCGGAACCTGGCCGTTTCCAAGGGCGGTAATTCGGTCCACCCGATGGGCCACCCCATCAGCCACTCGACCCATTCCGGGTTCAGCAGGCCAGCCTCTTCCAAACGGATCGCCGCTGGCAGACCGTTCCGGGGATTGGTCGCGTCGAAGTTCCCGCGTTTCAGGGCGTCGTTCGCTTTGGGGGTGGGAAACATCCGGGCTGATACGGCCTCGATGAGCGTGCCGCCCTCCCGTCCCTTGCGCGGCGTTATACGGCCGCCCTTGGTTCCGAGAGATGCCGTAGGCGTTGGCCATAGCTTCACCTCCGCGCTCAACTTCGGCTCGCCGCGGCTGTTCCACTTCCCGGCCTTCCGCTCCACGGCATCGTCCGCTACTGGCGTCTGCCACAACCCAGATCCGGTCGCGTTCGTGAAACGCGGATAGGTGATGGGCTCCCACAACACCCCAGCGCGCGTCATACCCCATTTCGGTAAGGTGACCGAGGACCATGGCAAGGCCTCGTCCCACAAGCAAAGGTGAGTTCTCCAAGTAGACGCAGACGGGTCGTACTTCACCGATGATTCGAGCCATTTGCCGCCATAGGCCGGAGCGCTCGCCATCAATTCCTGCGCCGGCGCCGGCGGCGCTGATGTCCTGGCAGGGAAACCCGCCAGATACCACGTCAACAATGCCGCGCCACGGCCTTCCGTCAAAACTGCACACGTCAGACCAAATCGGGAAAGGTCGGAGGGTTCGATCGTTTTGTCTTGCCGCGAGAACTTGTGCTGCGTAGGCATCACGTTCAACTGCGCAGACGGTTCGCCATCCGAGCAGGTGACCGCCGAGAATTCCTCCACCAGCGCCTGCGAAAAGAGCCAGCTCATTCACTGTCCCCTCCCTGCTGGGAGGCGGCATTCTTCTCGCGCAGGCGCTTCTCGATGCTTTCGACGACCGAGTACAGCGGCGCGACGAAGTCGGTGCCGTAGTCCACCAGCTCGCCCACATAGCCGTCGCGCTCTGCGTCCGTCAGCCCTTGCCATGCCCGCGCATCGCCAGCAGCGGGAGCCGGCACCTCATGCACCCCGTGGTAGACGCAGCTCGATCCCTGGTACACGCCTACGCTCACGCCGCGAGGGTCGGGGTCGACAGTGACGGTGTAGGTGGGTTGTTCGGTAGGGGAACCTGGGGCGGCGGGGAGGGGCATCCAGTGCGTGGGCTGATAGACAAACGGCGGTAGATTCCCGTCCATCCTCCAATCGCCAAAGCCGTAGAACTGACCAGAACATGGCGCATCGAAATGTCGATTCCACAGTAGTACGCGGCTGCCATCCTTCGGCGCGCTGGCGATGTCCAGCCATCCATTGTTCGTGTTCATGCTCTCAGGCTCCGGTGTAAGTTACGATTGACGGCTCAAAGGAGGGGACTACATGGACATGTGTTCGGATTGCCAATCGATAGAGACGCACAAGCGTTCTGCGTCTGGCCACCTCAATCTGCGCCATCAGGGCTACGACAAAGCGAAGTCCTACAAGCCGCTGGGTCAGGCGGGCGTCGCTATTGAGATCTTCAAATGTGAGAGTTGCGGCACCTTGTGGGAATACGAGGACGACAAGAACGACCAGCATGTTGGGTGGCGATTGCGGCGCTAGATTCACGGGCAGCCCCCCATTTCGGCCAATATCTGGGTTTGACGCAGCAGGTCGGATGCGTCGTCTTGGGTGAGTCCGGCGCCGATGCGGCGAAGGTTGGGTATCTCGCGTTTCAGGGCGGCCATCAGCGGCCCGTCGATGGGCATGCTGGCCTCAAGGCGCGCAGCGAGCTGGCGCAGTGCCGTGGCCATGAAGGCGTAGCCGTGGCGCACCGCCCACATATCGAAGAAGTCAGCCATGCCCGCGATAGCCGGCGCGCTGGCGTACCACTCGCCGTCCGCGACGCAGTGGAAGACCGGCACGCCGCGCGCGTCGATGGTCACCGTGCCGTCGCGCTCGATCTGGTCGATGATGGCTTCCAGCGGCGCCAGGGTCTGCTGGGTCTTGATGAGCATGGGCAGGCGGGCCGGGCGCTCATGGCGGCGCGTGGCGCGCACGCGGGCCTGCTGCTTTTCCATCATGCGGCGCTGCTGGCGGTTCATGGCGGGGATCATGGCGTTCTCGGTATAGGTGGCCGGCGGGCAGCGTGGGGCGGACGCGAGGGTCCCGCCGCCGCACCGGCCGAAAGGGTTATTCCAGGGTCAGGCCCAGGCTCTGCTGCTTGTCGACGGCGGGCGTGACGCTGATGTCCACCTCACCGCCCAGCACCTCGTACAGGCGCTTGATCTGTTCGCCGGTGGGGTTGCACTTGACGCGAAAGCCGTAGCGCGCGCTGCCGCCTTCCATCAGCTCTACGCTGAAGTGGTCGACGTCGGCCGTCTCGAAGTCGATATCCGACGCACCGCCCAGGCCGAAGCCGATCACGACACGTGCACCCTTCAGCTCATGCTTGAGGCGCAAGGCGCCGATCAGGTCGCCGAAGACGCGCACGGTCGGCTCCGCTGGGGCTTCGTCGAATCCGGGCAGATCCGGATGCTCGTCGGCCTTGTAGAGCGCGTGGCGCAGCCGCGGGTGGAACTCCGACAGCAGGCCGTTGCTGTCCGTGAAGGCAATCTTCAGATCCGCGCCGCCGACCTTCTCGTCGCCGTGGTTCTCGGGGCGCACGTTCAGGTGTGCCAATGTCACTTTCTGGGATTCGAGAGAAAACATGGGTTTGGTGTCCTGGTGGTGGGCGATAGTTACGGCAGGGCGAGACGCTTGGTCGCGCTCTCGATGGAGAGCGTCAGGGAGCGCACGCGGTGGGTGTGTTCCTGCACGATCCGAGCAAGCTGCGTATCAGGCTGCGGATCGGGAGCCATGCCGCCGGCAACACTCTGGTTTTGCACGGAAACAAGTACGGGTTCAAGCCGCCCGACCAACTCCTGAGCGATGAATTCGCACTTGGAAATGGCCACGTTCAGAGCATCGACGGCGGCGAAGATTTCGCCTTCGGTCCTCTGGACATTGCCGAGCGACGAAGCCATGGACGGCTGGGGGGCCTGGGCGAACTGCCCGATCTGGTTGTGGTTCATGGATTGCTCCGTAGGTTGTGCTGCTGGGAAGGGTTAGGCGGCTTCAGCAAAGGTGAGGCGGCGATGGAAGGCGCGCGCAGCCTCAACGTCTCGGCCGCAATAGGCAGCTACATCAGCGATACGCCCCTCGCGGACTGCATCCCACACCTTGGAACCATCCATATCGCCCTTGCCTTCCATGCCGAGTGCGCGCGACAAGCGGTCCGCAGAAATCGTGTTCTTGATGCCGGCGAACTGAGTCATGGTGTCGAATACACCTTCGTCCCATGGCTTCGCGTGGAAGGGGACAAATAGGGGCGGCCTGACGCCGAGAATGACGGCGCGCTGGAACAAGAACCGCAGATCAAAACCAGTGACGTTGTGCCCAACGAAAACGGGGCGTGTCACGCCGGCATTCGGCTGATAGGCGACAGCGAGGTCAGAAAAGAAGCGGGCCAGTACATCGCGCTCAGCATCGGCTGCCTGCCAATCTTCGCGATAGAACATCGTGGGGGTGTTGTCGTCTACGGCGTAGCCGATCACTGCTACATGCCCGCGGCTGCCGTCCAGCGCGGTGCGGCGCCATGCCTGCTCCACCAGGTCAGGTTTCTTATCTGCATGCCAGGCCGCGATTGTTTCCGGCTTGCTGATGTTGCCGGGCGGCTCCATAGATGCCCCAATCTCGGCACGAACAGCAGGATCTTGGGCGGGGATGGTTTCGATGTCCAAATAGATATGCATGTCCTATCCCTTAGAAGTAGTGCGCCTTGCGCCCGTGGGCCTGGGCGAAAGGAATGTCATCGTCGAGGGCTGACGCACCAGCGGTAGCGGCGGCACGGTTGCCTTCTTCGATGGACCCACCGCCAGAGCGCAACGGCTTATCGCGCAGTGCTTGAACCATCTTTTCGAGTTGAAGCGGCTGAGTCTTGCGGTCCAGAATTTCGGACGCCACCAGTTCGGTGCTGGCCTGGAAGGCGCCGGCGAGGTTGGGGCGCCACTTGCCCGGCTTGTACTCTTCCATCGTGAAAAGCAGGCCGATGGGCTTGCCCAGCAGTTCGATGAACTGCGGCACCACCACATCGATCTCGCGCTGCTGGTCGAAGTCGTAGACCTTGGCGGGCGTGTCCTTCGGATCGGCGAGGTTGCGCAGCGCCAGGCAGGCCATGATGGCCGACAACTGCTTGAAACCGTAGACCGGTGTGCCGTCCTCCCGCTTGGTGTAGATGGAGAAGCGCGCCTTCTGGCCGCCGTCGCCGACGAAGTCGAAGTCAATGCCGAGGGTGCCGGTGTTTTCGGACACGATGTGCTGGGCGCGCGTGAACTTGCCCTTGTATTTGCCCTTCTCGGCGATACGGCTACCGGTGGATTCGGCCGCCTTCGCGGCTGCGGGATCGAGTGCGTACATGGTTGCTCCTGGTTAGGCGGCTTCGGTGAGGCCGTAGTACTGGTAGATGGCGGTGTCGACGGCGGCCAGGTCGTTCTCGACCATGTCGGCGTCGAACATGCCCATGGGCGTTTTGACGGTGTCGCTGCCGTTGTTGCGGGTGGCGAAGTAGTACTGGCCGTCCTGAACGACGGTCTTCAGGACGATGGAAACCATGCCTTCGAGGGTGATCTTCTCGTCCAGCATCTTTCCGATCGTCTTGATCTTGGTGCGCCCGTCGTCGGTGGTTTCGACGTGCGACAGCACGTAGACACGCACGTCGTCGGGCAGGCGCGCGGCCTCGGCCAGGATGTCCCAGGCGTTGCGGCCGATCTCGGTGAACTTCTCGAAGCCCTTCTCGGCGCTGCGGCGCATGAACTCGTTCGCCATGACGTACTGGAAGTCGTCAATGACGATGATCGGACGCTTGGTGCGCTTCATGGCGCCCACGATCGTGGCGGCCGAGTCGCAGATGAAGATGCTGCCGGCCGGGTTGTCCTTCGTGACTGGCTTCCAGTTACCGCTCTTGAACGGCAACGGCTTCTTGATGGCCTGGATCAACAGCGTTTGCGTGGGGTCGAGATTGCGCAGGCTGGTGGTCTTGCCGGTGCCAGACTGCCCGAGGATCATGGTTACGGTGCTCATTGAGTGCTCCTGATTGGTCGATTGCTGCGAGTGCTACAGAGCGGCCGCGGTGGGCGCGCAGGAATTGATCGGGAAGGCCGGGGGCATAGAAGTCTTCGGCTTTCATGGCTGTTCGCGCGCGGCCACGGCGGTCTTGCCGCAGCCTTCGCAGTTGGTGAGGGTGGATTCGTCGCGCTGCTGGACTTCGCCGTAGCCGAAGAGCAGGGCCACCAGCAGGCCGGCGACGGTGAGCGCGGACAGGCGGGCGTCGCGGTCGCGCAGGAGGCGGCGGATCATTGGGCACCTCGGGCTTTGGCGATCACTGCGGCGGCGTTGGTGACTGCGGCCCAATCGTCTCCAAGCTGTTCGGCGGCGACTGCGTACAAGACGCTCAAAGCCTCCAGCAGCTCCGGCGCGGCGGCGATCAGCTGGCCATTGGCGGGCGAATAGTCGCCGTCGACGGAGCGCGCGATGTGGGCGATAGTCAGCTGTTCACGGTCCACGCTGTAGATGCGCCCATTGCGATGCGCCCAAGGCCCGGGCGTGTGTTTCGTCGTCATGCTTTGCTCCAGGAATCGCGGCGGGCGTGCGCGCGCATCAGCGCATCACCCAGCCGGCCAATCAGGTAAGCGGCAAGCAGGCCGCAGAAGAGGTAGGCGGTCATTTGCCGGCCCGCCATTCGACGATGGCGTCGTAAAGGCACAGCACGCCGATGAGAACGAAGGCGATCACAGGCATTCCTCCGCCTCATCCGGGTCCATCTCGGCCAGCAGGCGGTTCGCCTCGGCGTGAATGAAGGTGTGCAGGTGGGCGCGCAAGAACTTGCCCACGCTCGGGATGGACTCGCCGGCCAGCAGCACCAGCAGCGCGCCGGCCTGGTTGTCCGCCAGTTCGTTCATCAGGCATTCCGCCCAGATCGCCGCGGACTGGCCGAAGGCGCCGGCCGTCTCGTTGAACAGGCAGGCCTGCACCAGCTCAACCGCGCGCGCTTCCGTGACGGTCGGCGCATCAGCATCGATTTCGTCGGGCAGGGAGTAGGGCGCCGCGACCCGCAGCGGGTCATCGCCCAAGGCTTCGAAGGATTGGCGGGCGTTCATGGCTCAGTTCCGCCCTTCGCATTCGACCTTACGCGCCATTTCCTGGTAGTGCACCAGCGTGGCGAACCGGCGGAACTCATCGGCCCAGGTCGTGCGGATGCGCTTGCGGTTGTTCGCGTCCGCGCAGTCCCAAGCGGCGGCCAGCGCCCGGACGAACGTGTCGCCAATCAGGATCATCTCGCGCACGGCGCGCTCGTCCGTGACGGGCGGGTAGGGCGGCTGAGGGGCGGCCGGGGCCTTGGCGTCCCGCCAGTCGGAAGCCTTGGCGCGGGCTTCCAGCGCGCGGTCCGCAGCGATCAGGGCTTCCGTGGCGGAGGCAATGGCTTCCGCGGCGTGCTGCTGGCCGTCCTGCACCGCGGCAACCAGCACCGCGCGCACGGTGTCCTCGAAGATGTATTTCATGGATTTCTCCTTGCCCCGGCACCCGGGGCGGGGTGGGTGAGGGGGGTTAGGCGGCGGTGGCAGGGCGCAGGTCGCGCGGGCGGTACGCCTTTGGCTGGCCGCAGTAGGCACGGCGCGCGTACATCAGCGCGCCCTCGGCATTCCAACCATCAGCCCGCAACGACAGGTAGACGTTTGCGCTGAAGGCGTGGCCGTGCGATTCGGCCAGGCGGTAGATGCGACGGCAAAGCTTGAGCGTGGTGGCCATGCTGTTCTCCCGTTCTCCCCGGGGTGGGGAGGTGTTGGGAGAATTATGCGCAAACGCATAAATCGAGTCAATACGAAAACGAATAAATAATTCGTGAGGGTATACCCGAAGACAAAAAAAAGCCGCCTGGGCGGCGGCTCGATGAGATCAAGGTAATGGCTATAGGCTGGGCTCTGCTCGGTCTTGAGATGCCTTCGGCGTATTGGCTGGGTACAGCCTGCCAAAGTAGGTGTTCCGCACGCGGCGAGACCACTTAAAGTACAAGGTCCATATCAGCGCCGTTACGGTTGCTGCCAGAACCGAGCCCAAGGTACGCGGGTCGCTGAAGTACTCGACAACGCTGTAGTCTAAAAACGCCTGTCCTGCGGCTGCATCCAAGACGCTGGTGATAGGTCCACGGAGCCAGAGCGCCACGATGACCAGAGATACTGTTTGTGGCCTCAGGTCTTTGAGAAGTCGATATCCAGCGACGATTGAGACCGCACAGGCAGCGGCGATAATTGTCCAGCCGGCAGCCTTATATGAAGACCAGGCTGGCAAGCGCAGCAGTGCCGGATACAAGCGTTCGGCTTCTTCCAGCGCTTGCAGGGTTTGACCTATCGACATCAGAGGGCCCAGGATAAGAAGGCCAATGATCGGGAGCCAAAGCCAGCCGCCAACGCCCACAGGGCCAACGCTGACGCTTGCCAATTTTGCCGCAGGTCGCCGACGGAACGGAAGATTCTTCCAGCGCACTAGGCCATCAGCATCGGGGGGATTGCCGGAGAATCCAGCCAATATCCAAGCGCATCCTTGAAACACTCCAAAAGCGGCAATGCCGGCCCCAAGAACCGGCAGGGTCATGCCCGGCTCTCGGCCGAATAAGACGGCCACGCTTACGACCATTGAGAGGGCAAGTATGCCCCACGCCACCAGTGACACCACTTTGACAATCCGCCGTACCCCCTCCTGCATTGCCATGTTTTTCTCCTTTTAGAAGTCTTCGCTGCGCCAGACCTTCAGCACGCGGCCGAAGACCTCCAGATCCATGTCAGGCTTGATGGTCCAGTCGCGGTAAGCCTTGTTGGCGGAAATGGCCACCAGTCCCTCTCCGGGGATGCGTTGCAGGCGCTTGATGAACCCCTCGTTGCCGACGCGGAAGAAATAGACCGCGTCGAAAGCAACAACGTTGACGCCCAGGTCCACGATGAGCGGGTCTCCGGGGTTGAACATGCCGCGCATGGAATCCCCAAAGCCCGTGACGATGCACAGGTTGCTCGCCGAGCTGTAGTCTCGGACGTTCTTATGCAGCCATTCCTGGCTGACGTTCCAGCTCTTGATAATCCCTGGCTGGTCGCGCAGCTCCAATCCGTCTCCCATTTTCCCCCCTGTATCGAACTGCGGAATAGGAATGTCGTTGCTTTCCGGAATTGGCGTTGCGCCAACCTCCTTGGCCGGGACTCCGCCGAAGACGGTGTCAACTGCATCCGCGCGCGCACGTTCACTGAGAAAAGCCTCAACAGGCACGCCGTAGTGGCGCGCGATGGGCTCGAAGGTTGACACGCGCGGTTCGGACGCCGTGCCCGACAGAAACCGATAGATGGTCGGCTGCGGCACTTTGGCCTTGCGCGCCAAGGAGTTCGCGGTGTCGCCAGCGCGATCCATCAAGGCCTGGAGGAATTCTCGGGAGTTCATGGCGGAACTATGCATGAATGAATAATTCGATTGGGTATTGCACAGTTATTCGGAAACGTATAATCTGGCGCCCATGGACACCGCTACCGATCTCATCAAGCGCATTCGCGCCTCTGGAATGACCCAGTCGGAAATTTCCCGGCGAACAGGTATCCCTCAGCCTCGTCTCTCCCGATGGGAGGCCGGCGCGCCTTCGGCCGGGGCGAACGACGCCCTGAAGTTGGCAGAGCTGGCGCGCTCGCTGGCCGTCGTGTCTGAGGGGACCGAGCAAGCGCCAGCACGGCGGGCGGCGGCATGACCCCATCAATGCACCGTCGCGCCGGCGCGGTCGTCGGTGGCCCAGGCCATGCGGTCGCGCTCGGCGCAGAGCTCCCTGAACAGGTCCATCACCGCGGCCTCGCTCGGGTCCACGAAGGCCCGGCGCGCGATGTCCTGGGCGTTGTTCAGCAGTTTCTCGGTTTCCGTCACCTCTTATCCCTCGCTCTTTGTTCATAAGGAAGTACTCGATGAGCACGCAACCAGTATCTGCCGACAAGCAGGAAAGCACCCGCAAGATCGGCGCAAGGTATTTGGCCGAGGTATTGCAGCGGCTTGCATTGACCACGCAGGACCGTGCAGCGTCTTGCATGGGTATGGACGCCAGCACGCTCAGCCGCTTCAAGGCGGAGCACCTGGAGCGCGCCTGCCAGCTGTTGGCCGCTGTTGGACTGCAGGTCGCGGCGGCTGATGCCGTCGTCGTGAGCAGGGACGACCTGCAAGCGCTCAAGCGCATGGCCTACAAGTACCTGCAGGCCGAGATCGAATCGGAAGAGCGGGACTGACATGCGGTACCCCCTGAACCCCCGCACGCGCCAGCGCGCTCACCAGGCGATCGACGCAGCGCCTGACGGCTTTTTCTTTCTGCCGCCCGCCGAGCCCACGCGCAAACTGGCGCTCAACGCCAAGATGTGGGCCATGTTGAACGACGTGGCGCGCCAACTGCGCTGGCCCGTCAATGGCGTGGAAGAGCAGCTGTCCGCCGAAGCGTGGAAGGACATCTTCACGGCCAGCCTGAACCAGGAGCAGCGCATGGCTGCCGGCCTGCGCGGCGGCTTCGTGATGCTGGGCGAGAGCACCAGCGGCATGAGCCAGCGCAAGATGAGCGAGCTCATCGACCTGATCGACGCCTTCGGCAGCGAGCGCGGCGTGCGCTGGTCCGGACCCGACGACATCCCGGGATGGGTGCGCTGATGCTGCGCCGTTCGCACCTGACCCGCAAAACCCCGCTGCACGCCACCACGGGCCTGCAGCGCACCCCATTTAAGCGCCGCGCGCCCAAGAAGCGCGCCGGCCACGAACCGAAGTACCTGGCCGCGTGCCGCGGCGAACCTTGCTACCTCCAGATCCCGGGCGTGTGCCGCGGCGCGTGCGAGCGCGACAGCGTGGTGCCGTGCCACGCCAATTGGAGCGCCTACGGCAAGGGCATGGGCATCAAGGCCCACGACATCTACACCGTTCCCGGCTGCTTCCGCTGCCACCAGTGCCTGGATCAGGGCTTCAGCCTGACCGACGACCAGAAGCGCGCGACCTGGGAATGGGCATACAACCGCTGGCTGCCCGTGCGCGCCGGCAAGCTGCAGGAGGCGGTATGAAGCGCCCGTCATTCCAGTTCTACCCCGGCGACTGGACCGGGAACAGCAATCTGCGCCGCTGCACACACGCGGAAAAGGGCGCATGGCTGGACATCATGTGCCTGATGCACGACCAGGAAGAGTACGGCGTCTTGCGCTGGCCCCTGAAGGAAATCGCCCTGGCGGCTGGGTGTCCCGTGGCACTGGTCAAGGCGCTGGTGTCCAAGGGCGTGCTCAAGGGCGACGACAACGAGCTCACGGAGCCCTTCGTCTACACGCCGCGCAGCGGTCGCAAGAACGGCGAACCGGTTGATCTGATCACCACCCAAGCCGGCCCAATCTGGTACTCAAGCCGAATGGTAAAGGACGAGTATGTCCGCACCATTCGCGGCGAGAGTTCGCGCTTTGGTGAAGGCAATGATGCAGCGTCAAAGGGTGCACCAAAGAAGCCATCTAAGCATTCACCTAAGCCCCCCTTTGGTGACGGCTCTTCTTCTTCATCTTCTCCTTCGGGAAAAGATAACCCCCCCAACCCCCCGGCGGGGGGAGAGGGCTGGTCGTTACCGGACTGGGTTCCTGCCGAACCCTGGCGGCAGTTTGAGGAAATGCGGCGGAAGAAAAAGAAGCCCATGACCGACGCCGCCCGCAAGCTGGCCGTGAACAAGCTGGACGCGTTGCGCGGCGCTGGCCACGACGTGGCGACGATGCTGGACCAGACCATCCTGCATGCCTGGGACACGTTCTACGCGCCGAAGGCGAACATGGCACCGCAGGGCGTCCTGGGAGACGATCAGCCATGGACGGGGGCAGTGTGATCGGACACCAGACACTCATCGCGGCCCGCATGGCCGGCTACCAGCCCACCGACGCGTGGCTGACCTGCCTGCCGACCGAGCAGACGTACGGCAGCTTCACCCACCCCGAGGCCCAGCTTGGCCGGATGACGAACGGGCGGTGGGTTGGCTTTCCGGACATCCACATCCACGACAGCGAGAACGCCGCGGCGCTGGACCTCCGGCCCGTCGTCGGCCTAGTGGTGCACATCGTGTCACCGACCCGGGCCCGCGCGTTGCAACTGCTTCGCCGTGTCACGGTGTTTTCGCCGGCGCGCGTCATTGCTTCTGGCGCGTGGGGCATCGTCCTCTGGGATCCGGAGGCAGGGCAGCAGGAGTTCTCGGCATGAGCCAAATTTTGACCCCCGACGAGATCGATTTCCAGGCGTACATGGCCGAGGCTGAGCCCCAGGCGAAGGTGCTGGCGGCTGAGGCGTGGCGCGACGAACTGGCGCGCTCGGTGGAGCATGGCGACCACATCACCGGCGCCAAGCTGCCCTGGGCCAAGACGCACGACCTGATCCGGTTCCGCCGGAGCGAGGTGACGCTGTGGCAGGGCATCAACGGCCACGGCAAGAGCGAGTTGCTGGGCCAGGCCTGCATCGGCTTCGCCAACCAGGGGGAGCCGGTCTGCATCGCCTCGTTCGAAATGAAACCCCAGGCCACCCTGAAGCGGATGCTGCGCCAGACGGCCATGAACGGCCGGCCCAGCGTCCAGGCCGTCGACCGGCTGATCGAGTGGTCCCGGGACAAGCTGTGGCTGTACGACCAGCAAGGGACGGTGAAGCCGGCCATGCTCTACGCCGTGGCGCGGTACTGCGCAGATCGCTTGAAGGTGCGCCACCTGGTCATCGACAGCCTCATGAAGTGCGTCCGCGGCGAGGACGACTACAACGGCCAGAAAGACTTCGTGGACATGCTGTGCACGCTGGCGCGCGACCTGGGCATGCACATCCACCTGGTCCACCACGCCAAGAAGGGCGAGAACGAGGACATGGTGCCGGGCAAGTTCTCGGCCAAGGGGTCGGGTGCCATCGTCGACCAGGTCGACCAGATGCTGACCGTCTGGCGGAACAAGAAAAAGGAACGCATCGCAGAGGCGGAGCTGCGCAAGGACGGCGAATTGTCGGCCGACACGCTGGACACCCCCGATGCGTTGCTGATCTGCGACAAGAACCGGCACGGCGAGTGGGAAGGGCGCATCCAGCTCTGGCGCCACGCCGAAAGCCTCCAATTCGTCGGCGACAAGAGCCGGCGCCCCATGGACATGATCGGGAGCCTTGCATGACCCCACCCAACTTCACCCCCCAATCCGCCGACGTGGCGCTGGACCCGATGGCTGGAACGCTGCAGGCCTTCGGCGGGCGCACGGCGCTGCAATGCCAGGCCCGCGGCTGCGACGGCTGTCTCATCTGCAGGCCAGCCTCCGCTGCGCAGGTGGTGCAGGAGCGCCACAAAACCGCAGGCGGTGCAGGTGCCACCCCGGACAGCTTCGCGCGCGCGCACGTTTCGCCGCCGCTTGGCCTGGACGTGGCGCAGGCCGGCTTGTTCGCGCCCGAGGCACCAGCCGCTGCGGTCAACGTCAACATCCTGGCGCTGGACCTGGGCACGAAGACCGGCTACGCGCTGCGCCGGCGCGACGCCACGCTGCTGCACGGTACCGAGGATTTCACGCCGCGCGAGAGCTGGGCGCCGGGCCAGAAATGGCTGCGCTTCCGGTCTTGGCTTTCGGCGACGATCACCGAGCACAACATCACGCAGATCGCATTCGAGGACGTCAAGCGCCACGGCCCGGGCCAGGTGCTGGCTGCCCATGCCTACGGCGGCTTCCGCGCCATGCTCGAAATGGTGGCCGACAGCCACCGCGTGCGCCTGGTGCCGGTGGGTGTGGGCACGATCAAAAAGCACTGGACGGGGAAGGGCAACGCCGACAAGGCAGCCATGGAAGCCCAGGCGCGCGCCCGCGGATTCCGGCCCGATACCGACAACGACGCTGACGCCCTGGCCATCCTGCACTGGGCGGTGGATCAGGAGCGCAATGCATGAACAAGCCCCACATCAAGCTCATCGGCGGCGTGTGGCGCTGCCAGTCTGCCGACGTCATGAACACCGGCCAGACACCGCGGCAGGCCTTCAACCGCTGGCTGGAGGCGACCATCAAGCAGGGGCTGGCGCACTACGGCCAGGCCGAGCCCATCGTGGATTTGCCGAAGCCGAAGCGCGAGCGCACCAGGCCGCGGACGAAGCCCAAGGCGCTGGACCTGGACATCCCGGTCTTCATCGCCGCCCCGCGCACCAGCAACGCCTTGCAGCGCCCGGCGCTCAGCCTGTCGTCCGTGGGCCTGCGCATGAACGGCGAGCGCGCGCTGGCGGTCCAGCCGAAAACGCCCTCGCTCTCGGGCGGACGGCGGGGAGGGGAGTGACGATGGAAAATCCGTTCCGCGAGACGCTGGAAGACCTCCTGACGATCTGGTACCACTGGACCGCAGCGCAGCGCCCGCACCTGGGCAATGCCAGATGCTCGCCCATGTTCCGCGACGCCCGCCCGGCCGCCGGCAACGTCCACGACGATGACGACGAGGTTACCGCCCGCCTGCGCGCCTTCAAGGCTAGAGCGATGGACCACCTGATCGACAAGCTTCCGCGCTGGGAGCATCGGGTGGCCGTCGAGCTGCACGTGGCCAACCGGATCGGGCCGCGCGTCTGGCGCAACGCCCGTCTGACGCCCGAGCAGTTGGCCGAATTCTGGGAAGACGCGCGCGGTCGGCTTGTGGTTGGCTGTGTGGATGCCGGGCTGCTGGAAGAGTCGGACCTGCTCCATTCCGTCACGCGCGGGCTTGCACATAGCGAAATTCGGCAGTAGCATTGCGCCAAGTCTGGAAAAGTGCGCCCGCAACCGAAAGGTTGGCGGGCGTTTTTCGTTACAGCCCTCGTACTCTGGTGGTCCCAGAGGCGGGGGCTTTTTCATTGGAGCCGCTGGGATGCCGAACGGCAGGGAGTACACCGACGAGGAAGCGCTGGAACTGGCTCTGGCCGTCTGCGCGGATATCTCGGCCGGTATGTCGTGCGTCAAGGCCTGCCGCAAGAAGGGCCGGCCCGCGCGCTCCACGTTCATGCTGTGGGTAAAGACCAACCACATGGGCATCCAACCGCTGTACGAGGCCGCGCTGAAGGACCGCGCGCACACCTTCGCCGAAGAGATGATCGAGATCGCCGACGGCGTGAAGGGCGGCACGGCCGACGAGATACGCGCAGCTGACCTGCGCATCTCCACCCGGAAGTGGAACGCTGCCCGCATGGAGCCTACCGTTTACGGCGAGCGCGTGCGTCAGGAACACACTGGCGCCAACGGCGCGCCTATCCAGACCGAGTCCATCGTTAATGTCGAGGCCGGGGAGGCCTACCTCCGGATGATCAATGGCGGCCACGCTTGATTGGTTCGACTTCCGGGCCCCGGACTATGACCGGGTGTACCGGCTGCGGTCTGAGCGTCTGACCGCGCTGCGCGCCGATCCTGGATTGCTGGCCGGTGTGAAAGAGTTCTACAAGACTCACCCGGCCGAGTTCGTCAACGACTGGGGCATGACCTTCGATCCGCGCAATGCGGAAATCGGCCTGCCCACCATCATCCCGTTCGTGTTGTTCCCCAAGCAGGCCGAGTTCATCGAGTACTGCTACCGGAAATGGAAGGGCCGCGAGGACGGCCTGGCCGAGAAGTCCCGCGACATGGGCGTCTCCTGGCTTTGCGTGGGCTTCGCTGTCTGGATGTGGACCTTCTACAAGGGCGCGGTGGCCGGCTTCGGTAGCCGCAAGGAAGAGTACGTCGACAAGCTCGGCGATCCGAAATCGCTCTTCTGGAAAGTCCGCCAGTTCATCGCCCTGCTGCCCAAGGAGTTCCGCCCGGTCGGCTACAGCGAGACACGCGACGCTCTGCATATGCGCATCTCCAACCCGGAGAACGGCGCGGTGATCGTTGGCGAGGCCGGCGACAACATCGGCCGGGGTAACCGGACTTCGATCTACTTCAAGGACGAATCCGCCTTCTACGAGCGCGCCGAGGCCATAGACGCCGCCTTGTCGCAGACGTCCAACTGCAAGATCGACGTGTCCACGCCCAACGGCAACGGCGGCCCGTTCTACCGCAAGCGCTTTGGCGGCAAGATCGAGGTCTTTACGTTCAACTGGCGTGACGACCCCCGCAAGGATGAGGCCTGGTACCGCCTGCAGTGCGAAAAGAACGACCCCGTGATCGTCGCCCAGGAAATCGACATCAACTATGACGCCTCGGTGACCAACTCCTGGATCCCGGGCGACACGGTGAACCAGGCCATGGGGCGCGGTCCGGCGGACGTGGAAGCTGTGGGCGGCCTGCGCGTCGGCATCGACGTGGCGCGCTTCGGTGGCGACAAGTCGGTCATCACCTTCCGCCGCGGGCGCGTTCTGATCAAGCAGGAGGTGCGCGCCGGGCTGGACACCGAACAGCTGGCCGCGCTGGCCAAGACCGAAATCGACGCCTACCTCACGAAACCTGAGCAGATCGCCGTGGACACCATCGGCATCGGCGCGGGCGTGGCCGACAAGCTGCGCGTCTGGTACGGCGACCTGGTGGCGGACGTGAACAGTTCCCTGCGGTTGTCGGACGGCCAGAACTACAACCTGCGCGCCTTTATGTGGCGCCAGATGAAGGATTGGGTAGCGGCCGGCGCATCCATTCCCAACGATGGCGACCTGAAAGCCGAACTCACGGCCCTGCGCTACTCATACCGCGGCGGCGAGCTTCTGATCGAATCCAAGGACGACGCGAAGAAGCGCGGCATCAAGTCCCCTGATCGCGCCGATTCCCTGGCGCTCACCTTCGCAATCCCCGGCAGCGCTGCATTCAGCCAGCCGATCAACTATCCGTCCCTCGGACAATTCTGATGCCCAAGCTTCCCGACGACGAATTCGAAAAGATCCTGGACAGCCAGATCAACGAGGCCGCCCAGTGGCAGGAAGAGCATTTCCGCGACGACCGCGAGCGGAACTATCGCTACTACCTGGGCGAGGCCGTGCCCGGCCCGGCGGGGCGCTCGCAGGCCGTTTCCTGGGACGTGTACGAAACCATCGAGTCCGCGCTGCCCGATCTCATCGAGATTTTCCTGTCCGGCGAGAACGTGGGCGAGTTTGAGCCTGTGGGCGCCGAGGACGAGGCCTTCGCCGAGCAGGCCACGGACTACATCAATTACATCCTGCTGAAGCAGAACCCCGGGTTTCTGATCTTCAATACCTGGATCAAGGATGCGCTGCTGTCCAAGATCGGCATTGTGCGCGCGTACTGGGCCGAATGCGAAAAGGTGACGGTCAAGGAGTACAAGGGCATCGACGAGGACCAGCTGACCGCTATGCTGGTGGATGACGATGCGGAGGTGACCGAGAGTGCCAGCTATGACGATCCGGAGGAACTGAAGGCGCGGGAGCAGGCCCAGGCCTCTCTGAACGCGCTGGCGCCGGAAGTCCGGGCCCAGATAGAAATGATGTTGGCGCTGCCCGTCCGCCAGCTGCTGGACGTGACGATCAAGACCACCCGCAAGAAGGGCCGCGTCTACATCGACAACGTGCAGCCCGAGAATTTCATCGTCACGCCGCGCGCGAAGACGATGGCCGCGGCCGACATCGTGGGCGAGATGAAGTCGATGTCCCGCTCGGACATGATCGAGGCAGGCTATTCCAAGGAAGCCGTCGACGAGGTGCAGTCGTTCGGCTCGATCATCGATCAAAGCAGCGGTATCGCCCAGGAGGCCAACGGCGAGGCGAACTACGATCCCGAAACCTACGATGCCCCGGACAAGGCCACGGAAGAGGTGAATGTCTTCGACGGCTTCATCCGCCTGGACTATGACGGCGATGGCATCGCCGAATGGCGCCGCGTCGTGCGCGGCGGGAACTTGACGCTGCTGAACGAGGAATCGGAAGGCCCGGATTTCGTGGTGATGTCGCCGATCCTGATCCCGCATCGCTTGATCGGCATGGCGCTGGCGGACTCGGTCGCGCCCATTCAGGACACCAGTACCGCGCTGACGCGCCAGTACATCGACTCGCTGATGCTGGCGAACAACCCGCGCACGGCGGTGCTGGAAGGCCAGGTCAATCTGGATGACCTGCTGAACAACCGCATCGGCGGCATCGTTCGCATGAAATCGCCCGGCGCGGCGACTCCGCTGCAAACCACCAACGTGGCCGAATCGGCCCTGCAGGGCATCGAGTTCCAGGATTCTCGCCGGGAGGCTCGCACGGGCATCACCCGGTACAACCAAGGGCTGGACGCCGACAGCCTGAACAAGACCGCCACGGGCGTCTCGAAGATCATGTCGGCCGGGGACCGCCGCAAGCTCATGATGGCCCGGATCATGGCCGAGACGGGCGTCAAAGATCTGTTCCGGCTCCTGCTGCGCCTGGTTACCGAGAACCAGGACAAGCCGGCCACCATCCGCCTGCGCAACGAATGGGTCCAGATCGACCCGTCGCCCTGGCCCCCTGAAATGGACGTGACGATCGAAACCGGCACGGGTTCGGGTGACAAATCCAAGCTGATCGGGATCCTGCAGGGCATCTTGGAGGCGCAGAAAGAGGCCATAGCGGCCAGCGCTCCCGTCACGACGTGGAAGAACATCTACAACACCCTGTCGCAGATCGTGAAGGCCGCGGGCCTGAAATCGGTCGACAAGTACTTTACCGATCCTGAGCAGGCCCAGCAGCTGCCGGATGTGGGAGGCGGCCAGGACAGCCCGGAAACGGCGCTGGCGCAGGCCCAGGTGAAGGCCGCCGAGCTCGACCTGCAGGGCAAGCAGCTCCAGATCCAGGCCGACATGCAGGCCAAGCAGGCCGACGTGGAAATCGAGAAGGTGAAGCTCCAGCAGGCACAGGTGCAGCTGGAGATCAAGCAGGCAGAACTGGACCTGAAGCAGGCGGACCTGCGCATCAAGGAGCAGGATCTTCGCCTGAGGGCCGCCCAGGCCAGCGCCGACACCGAGCTGAAGGCCCGCGAACAGGACCGCAAGGACATTGAAACCGCCGCCACTCTCACGGCTCCCACCATGAGCATGCCCGTATGAGCGAACTGACGCATGAGCAGCACCAGGCCCTGGAGCGTGCGAATCGCGCCGCAGTCATCACGCAGGATCCGCTGCTGGTGGGTGCGATTGCCCAGCTGGAAGAGGACCTTTTCGAGGTCTGGAAGGACCCGCAGCTGACGGCCGGACAGCGCGAAGAGCTGCACCGGATGCACAAGACCCTGACCCGATTCGTGGGCGTGCTGGATGCCTATGTCGTGGGCGGCGCCGAGCCGCGTCACATCCTGGGCCTGCCTGCCCCGCAGAAATCCTTCTTCGAACGCATCAAGGAGCGCCTCCATGGCCAAAAAACGTGACCCCCAGAACGAAGCCCCGGCGCCTGCAGGCGCGGCGCCCGTGCCGGATGCAGCGCTTGCACCCGCCGCGCCTCTGGATGCGCTGCCGGCGTTCATCCGCAAGCACGAGGACGCCGCCGCGCGCCGCGGTGAAGAGCGCGGCGAGCAGATCGTGGTGGTGGCGATCAGCCATCCGGACGCCGGCGAGGCGCGGACCGTCTTCGCCGGGCGCGACGGCGGCATCCGCATGTCGCGCGGGGCGCCTGGCGCGGTCTACAGCGACGGATCGAAGCACGCCAGCGCATGAGCCTTTTCTGGGCCTGCTGCCAGCCCCTGATGGCAGCCGTAAGAAAGACCAACCGAATGGCCGCCTCGCGCGGCCTTTTTGTTGCTCGGAGTCAAACCTTATAGGGATGTGAGCCATGTCTGAATTCACCCTGGAAAGCCTTGCCAACACGCTCGCCGCCGAACCGGAGACGGAAGAGGCGCGCGACGACGAAAACGCCCAACCCGAAGGGGAGGCGCAAAGCGACGAGCAGGAGAGCGTCGGCGAGGAGCAGGACACCACCAACGACGAGGGCGCCGAAACGGAGGAATCCGAGGAAGGCGCGGACGATGAACCGGGCTCGGAATCGTCGCAGGACCCCGTGCACAAGTGGAAAACTGCCGATGGTACCGAGTACGAGGTTCCGGAGAGTGATCTCCGGGCGGGTTACATGCGTCAGCAGGACTACACGCAGAAGACCCAGACCTTGGCCAAGGAGCGTGAGCAGGCGGAAAGCGAAATCCAGAAGCGAGCCCAGCAATCCGTCCAGACCATGAACCTGTACGGCGAGAAGCTCGGCGAATTGCACCTTGTGCGTGCCACCGTGGCGCATCTGGAGTCTGTGTTGCAGCAGACCAACCGCGAAGATGAACCGGCCCGCTACGCCGCGTTGCAGTCCGACCTGCTTCGTGCCCAACAGCAGGGACGTGAGCTGACCGGCATGCTCTCGCAAGCGAACCAGCTTATGCAGGCCCAGCAGGCCGAGCTGACGAAGAAGGCGCAAGGCGAAACCGCCAAGCTCCTGGCGGCCGAAATGCCGGATTTCGCCGCCCGTCTGCCCGTGTGGAACAAGCACGCAACCGCCACCTACGGCTTTTCCCCCGAGGAACTGTCCCAGGTGACGGATCCGCGCATTTTCCGCCTGCTGGACGATGCCACCCGGTTTCGTGACCTGCAGAACCGCAAGCCCGAGGCGGTGAAGAAGGCCCAGGCCGCGCCCGCGAAGCCCGCGCGCCAGACCAGGACCGTGCCGTCTTCCACTATCGACAAGGCAGTCAAGCGCCATGCGGCACAGCGGAACGTCGATTCCCTCGCCGCAGTGCTGGCCGCCCAACAAAGGAACTGAAATCATGGCCAAACTCACGAACTCCTTCGCGACCTTCGACGCCGTCGGCGACAAGGAAGACGTCGACGACCAGATCTATCGCACCAGCCCGGAGGAAACCCCCTTCATTTCGGCCATCGGTCGCAGCAAGACCATGTCCACCAATCCGGAATGGCAAACCGACGCTCTGGAGCAGCCCACCAATAACAAGGTGGTGCAGGGCAACGAGCCGACGCCCAACGCGCTCACCCCGACGGTGATGCTCAGCAACCGCACTCAGATCTCGGAAAAGACCTACGCGGTTACCGAAACCCAGGAAGTGGTCGGCAAGTACGGCCGCGCGTCGGAAGTCGCGTACCAGGACGCCAAGAAGATGATCGAGCTCAAGCGCGACATCGAATTCGCGGCCTTGCAGAACTCGACCGCCATCGTGGCGGCTGCGGCGACCGCGCCCCAGGCGCGCGGCGTGCTGGGTTTCATCTACGAAAACACCAGTTTCGGCACCGGCGGCGCAGACCCGGATCCGGCGACCAACACGGCGCAGACCGATGGCACGCAGCGCGCGTTCACCGAGGCGCTGCTGAACGAGGCCGCCACCAAGGCCTGGGACAACGGCGCGAAGGCGAACCTGTCGTTGTACATCCCGTCCGCCCAGCGTGCGGTGTTCTCCGGTTTCGATGTGAATTCCACCAAGTTCACGCTCACCAAGGACGCGACGCTGAACGCGACGATCGACGTGTACCGGGGAGACTTCGGCATCTACAAGGTCGTGAACAGCCGCTACCAGCGCCAGCGCGAAGTGTTCGGCATTGACACCTCCACGTGGAAGCAGCGGGTTCTGCGCCCGATGAAGGCGATCGACCTGGCCAAGACCGGCGACAACCGCAAGCGCATGGTGAACACCGAGTGGACGCTGCAATGCACGGCGCCGCTTGGCAACTTCGCCGTCCGCGACCTGACCACGGCCTAAGCGCCACAGCGAAGGAGACTGGCCCGGGGAAACCCGGGCCTTTTCACATGAGCGCACGAATTCTGACTGCCGAACGCGGCAGAGTGACGCGGTTCCTGGAGGCCGATGGCCGCTACGGGATCGAGACGACGGCCGACGTGGAGCCGGTCCTGGAGCATGCCAAGGCGTTGCACAACGAAGGTCGGCAGCATGCCCCGAACGGCGATCAGCACCTGGCCAGCATCCCCATCGTGGTTCTGAACGCCTGGGCGCAGCGCCGCGGCGTCACCTTCGCGGACGTCATGAACGACGTGCGCCTGCTCGAAGAATTCTTGCGAGATCCCGCGCACAGTGATTTCCGCGTCTTCAAGGGTGAGCTATGAGCTTCGCCAATTCGGACGAGCTGATCGCGGCTGTGGGCCGCTGGATCAAGCGCAAGGACCTGGCGTCGGTTGCGCCGGACTTCATCACCCTGTTTGAAGCGCGCGTGAACCGCGTCCTGCGCACGTCGAGCCAGCGCAAGTTCGAATCTGTCTCGGTCATCGGCGGCTCGGCGCCGCTGCCGGCCGACTGGCTGGAGGCGATCGCGGTGGACGACGGAAAGTGCCCCTTGCATTTCATGACCACACTGCAATTCGGCCCGGTGCAGGTCAACAGCGGCCACTACGCGATCGAGGGCGGCGCAATTCTTGTGTCTGGCGGCACCGAGACGGTGAACCTGCGCTATTACGCCAAGGTCCCCCCGCTGGGCGCTGCGAACCCCACCAACTGGCTGCTGGCCAGCCACCCTGACGCATACCTATTCGGCGCACTCACCGAGGCCGAACCCTACCTGGTCAATGACGCGCGCATGGCGCTGTGGAAAGACCGGGGCGATACCGCGATTCAGGCCATTCAGATGGCGGACGACCAGGCGCGGTTCTCCGGCGACACCCTTCAGATCGCAACCCCGAGGTAATCATGGCCGTCGAGAACACCACCAACATCGCGGGCTTGGACGACACGCTGCCCACCGGCACCGATACGAAGTCGGAGGGTGACAATCATCTGCGGCTGCTCAAGACCGTCCTGAAACACGTCTTCGCTGGATTCCCCGGCGAGGTGGTGCTGGCGGCTACTGAAGCCCAGGGCGCGACGGCCAACGATTACGTGCTGACCGTGGCGCCGGCGCCGACCGCATACGCTACCAGCACGATGGTCGTGTTCCGCGCGAACCACGCGAACACGGGCGCCGCCACACTGAAGATCGGGAGCTTGGCCGCCAAGGCCTTGGTCAATCCCGAGGGGACGCCGCTGCGCGCGAACGCGATCACGGCGACGACCTGGGTGCTGGCGATCTACGACGGCACGAACTTCCGGATGGTCGGCGGTGGCAACAGCCAGGCCATTTATGACTACGCCAACCAGCTTGCGTTCCAGGCGGCGCTGCCCGAGCAGGCCGGGAACAACGGCAAGGTCCTGATGACGGATGGGGCTGCGGCGAGCTGGCGGCTTGCGCTGGCGTCCTATGCCTCCGACGCTCTGCCGACGTCCGACCTCGGCCCGATCTATGTCATCGGGGAGGGCGTAGCCGAGTGGAACGCGGCGCTGCCCGGCTACGAAGTGATTTTCGGCGTGGACGTCGTCAATGACCTGGCCGCGCTGGACGGCAAGATCGATTTCACCTTCATCTACCCGGGCGGGACGGAAGCGGCTCCCGGCACTGCGATCGCCAATAGTCGCTACGTAGTGCCAAACCCGTACCCTGGTTTCCCGGTCTTTTGCATAGCAGAGACAAAAGCATCGTCAGGCGCATGGTTCAATCCCGGGTGGGCGAACACCATGGTCAATAATCTCGGCGAGGGCTTCGGCATGCGAGCATCGCAGCTATCTACTGGCGAAGTTGTCGTGCAGACGGGCAGTTTGGCTATCGCTGCGTCGGGGCCGATTAGTGGCGGCGGTGGTGGTTCATTTTCGCCTTCGATGACGACCGGCCCGCTGCGCGTGCGCGTCTGGAAAATCAAAGGGGCATTGTCATGAGGATCTATGGAATTCCTGGCCAATCGGTGATGCAGGTCGGCGGCGATCCCGAGCCGGGATGGCTCGAAATGCAAGGCCAACGCCCTGGGCCCGAATACATCGCTGGCGCGGATGGCGTCTGGAGCGTGCCGGCGGCCACCTTTGCGCAGCTGCAGGCGCGCAAGTTGGACGAGATCAACGCCGCATTCTCAGCCGCGGTTGACCAGCTGACGGCCGGCTATCCGGAGGGCGAGCGGCTCACCTGGGCGGTCCAGCAATCCGAGGCGCTGGCCTGGGCCGCGAACGCGCAAGCCCCGACGCCGTACCTTGAGGGCTTGGCGGCCGCGCGCGGGATCAGCGCAGAAGAAATGCGGCAGAAGACGCTGGCGCAGACGCAGCTATTCATGGCGGCGTCGCAGGATCTGGTGGGCCGCCGGCAGCGCCTGAGGGATCTGGTGGACGCGGCGACGTCGGAATCGGACCTGGCCGCGATCAGCTGGGAGGGCGTGTAGATGCCCCTGATCCCGTTCCGTTCGATGGGCGCTGGGCTGAACCTGGACGGCTTCCCGCACGAACTCGCGGCACAGGAATGGTCTGGCGGCCGCAATATCCGGTTCCGCGACGGCTACGCGGAAAAGTCGCAGGGTGAGGCGCGGGTGCATGGCGAGCTGCTGGCCGAACCCTATGGCCTGTTCCCCATGCAGGGCGCGCTGGGTCGGTACTGGGTGTACGCCGGTCTGGCGTCGCTCTCGGCCGTGCGCAATGAGGTGCATACCGACATCACGCGCACGTCGGGGCCTTACACCGGGACTGTGGCGAACCGTTGGAACGGCGGGGTACTGTCGGGCGTCCTGGTGGTCAATAATGGCGTGGATGTCCCCCAGTTCTGGGGAGGCGATCCCAGCGTCAAGGCGGCGGACCTGACGGCATGGCCGGCCACCCTGCGCACGAAGATCCTACGGCCGTTCCGCAATTTCATCTTCGCGCTGAACAACACCGACAACGGCAACAAGATGCCGTATAGCGTTCGCTGGTCGCACCCGGCCGACCCGGGCACGCTGCCCGTTTCCTACGATCTGGCCGACCCAACGAAAGACGCGGGACAGTTCGACCTGGCGGATACGGACGACCGCATCGTCGACGGGGTGCCGCTGGGCGAGCGGCTCATCGTCTATAAGGAAAACAGCATCTGGTCCCTGGATTACGTCGGCGCGCCCTATATATGGAGCCGCAAGCCGATAGACAAGACGGTCGGGGCGCTGGGGCAGGATTGCGTCGTAGCGCATCCTGGCGGCCACGCCATTCTCACGCAGGGCGACGTCGTCAACTTCGACGGCGCCAGCACCACGTCGATCGCCGATGGCCGGGTGCGGCGCTGGCTCTTCAATAACCTGAACGCCGACCAGTACCAGCGTTCGTTTGCGGTGCCCAACATCCGGCGCAACGAAGCCTGGTTCTGCGTGCCGCAGACTGGATCCGATTGGCCGAACACCGCCCTGATCTGGAACTGGAAGGATGGAACCTGGGCCATCCGTGACCTCGCGCAGGCATCGGCCGGCGCCTCGGGCACTATCGTCTACGACCTTGGTAACTCCTGGAACAGCGACCTCGAGCCCTGGGACACCGACGACACGACGTGGAACCAGTACGAGTACACGCAGGCCACGCCGCGGGTGCTGCTGGCCTCGGCGGTGAACAACAAGCTGCTGCTGGTCGATTCCACGAAGACGATTGAGGGCCAGCCGATGGTGTCGCGGGTGGAAAAGACCGGCATGTCGTTCGACGCGCCGGAGCAGATCAAGTACTGCAAGGGCGTGCGCCCGCGCATCGATGCGCCGCAGGGCACGCAGATCAATATCTACCTCGGCGCCCAGGACGATCTGGACGCGCCGGTCGAGTGGGGGCCGCCCGTGCCGTTCATGGTGGGCACGGACCTGAAGGCTGATATCGAAATGGCTGGCAGGTATCTGGCCGTGCGCTTCGAATCCACCGGCATCGTGTCCTGGCGCATGAAACAGTTCGATATGGACGTGACGGTCCTGGGGGGCTACTGATGGCCTACGAGCCCGGCAACGCGCCATCGGAGTACTCGCCCCTGTTCCTCCAGCAGGAGCTGGACAAGATCCGCGAGGCATTGAGTGGGCCTCAGCCCTTCGCATTCCTCGAAAAGCAGGCCGTGGCGCCCGCCAAGCCGCGTGAAGGGATGATCGTGCTGGCCTGGGGCGCGCCGTACTGGAATCCAGGCGCTGGCGCGGGCTACTACGGCTATGTGGGAGGCGCATGGACGAAGCTCTGATCCGCATCGCTGGCATCCAGTCCGGCGATGTCGGCGACATCTGGCCCGCGGTATCGGGCTGGATCGCGGAGGCGCTGGCCGCCGGCCACTCGCTGGAATCCATCGACGACGTGCGTGAGCAGATCGAGGCGCGCGACTACCAGCTCTGGGTCGTCTATTCGCCCGGGCCGGTGGCGGCCTTTGTGACGCGCATTGCTACCGGCGAACTCGGCTCCGCGCTGGTCGCGGTCTGCCTCGGTGGTCAAGGCATGCACCACTGGCTGTTCGCGGTGGAAGACGTGATTTCGAACTTTGCCCGGGACAAGGGCTGCAAACGGGTGTGTCTGCATGGGCGCCGCGGCTGGGTGCGGCAGTTGGCCGGCTACGGCTGGGCGGAAGAATCCGTAAATGTGACAAAGGAACTGTAATGGGCAAAAACAGCGGTGGCGGCGGCGGCACGCAAACCACGAAATCCGAGCCGTGGGAAGGGGTGCAGGACTACCTCACCGGCACAGGACAGACGACCACCAGGACGCTCAGGCCGGGCGCCAAGCCCATCGGGGGCACGGAGGGGCATTGGGAGTATGACGGCAATGGCGAGTCTACGAACGCGCGTTGGGTAGCCGGCACGCCGCGGTACGCGGACAGCGATTACATCACCACGACCACCGGCGGTATCCCGGGGATCTACGGCGAGGCCGCGAGGCTATACCAGAACGGCGGCTGGACGCCAGAAATGCAGGGTGTGACGGACCAATGGCTTGCCGCGCTGCAAGGGCGCAGCGGGATTGATCCGAAGTACGCGCAAAACGTGCTGGACACGGGGAACAGTCTCCTGTCTGGGCAGGGCTCGCAGGTGGATTTGGTCGCGGCGCGTGCGGCGCAGGGCGCACTGGATCCCACGGCGGCGCTGCAGCAGTTGCTGTCTGGCCAGGTCAACAACCCGTATCTCGACGAGCAGATCGCCGCGCTTGGTAAGGACCTTTCCAGCAACTTCCTGGAGAACGTCGCGCCGGGCCTGCGGTCGGGCGCGGTGGCGGCCGGCGGGTTTGGCGGGTCGCGCCAGGGGATCGTGGAGGGCCTGGGCACGCAGGGCGTCAGCGATGCCTTGGCGACTTCCGCCGCCAACCTTCGCGGCACGGCCTTCGAGAACGCGCAAAACCGCATGCAGCAGGTGGCTACGGGCCTGAACGACCAGGCGGCGACGGTCGCGCAGAACAACATCAACAACCGGCTGAACTTCGCCAACATGGGCGCCAACCTGATCGGCCAGGGCTCTACGCTGCAGGCGTCGAACCAGGCGGCCGAGGATGCCCGCTACCAGCAGATGCTGGCGCTCCTGGGCGCGGGCGACGCATACAACTGGGGCAATCTGGGCAACTATGCCTCGATCGTGTCTCCGGGTGCTGGCATCGGTGGGACCAGCACTTTGTCGGGTGGCGGCAGCAACCCGATCGCGGGTGGCCTTGGCGGCGCGCTGGCGGGCGGGGCGATTGGCAACAGTCTGGGCAACGGCATGGGCGGCTACGGCGCGGCCATTGGCGGCGGCTTGGGCCTTTTGAGCGCACTGTGAGGTCATCATGGCTATGACAATGAACCCGGGGCTGGTGCAGTCCCTGGCCGTTTCCGGCCAACAGGCTGACGCCGCGCGCCGCCAGCGCGAGATGCAGCTCATGCAGCAGGCCCAGCAACAGCGCCAGCAGCAACAGCAGCAGTCCAGCAGCCTGAATCCCAACATGATCAAGCAGTTCTTCCCCCAGGGCGGTGGCAATCAGGCGCTCGGGTCAACGGACGGGATGTCGGGCGTGTGGGGCCCGGTGGGAGGAGGCGGCCTGGGTGGACTCGGCGGAATGACCGTGTCGCCTGCTTTCATCGGCGGCTCTACGGCTACGTCCGGCCTCGGTGCGGGCGGCACGCTGGGCGCCTTCGCTGAGGGAGGCGCGGTCGGTGGGCTGGGTGGTCTGGGCGGCGGCGCGTCGGCCGCGGGTGGCGCAAGCGCTGCTGGCGGCGGCGGTGCCGCAAGCGGCTTGGCCGCGGCGGGCCCGTGGGCGGCGCTGGCCGCGGCGATCATCGCCAACGAGTCCTACGCCAAGAACCACGGCTACCGGCGCGATGGCGCCGACTATTACAAGGACCTGGCCACCGGGCGCGTCCTCAGCCAGGACGTGGATAACCGCTGGGCGCCGATGCTGTTCGGCAAGAACGACCGCATGGGCCTGGGCAAGGATATGTCCTTCGCCGCCGATCTGGGCTCGTTCCAGTTCGGGAAGGCATTCAAGGACCTGAAGGGCAGCTCGCTCTTTACCGGCTTCGGACTTTTCAAGTAGAGGAAAACATGACTCCCTACGGCGACGACAACCAGGGCGGTTTCTTCGCTGCTCTGCAAAACCCGGCGAACCAGGGGTTGCTGGCAGCTGGCCTGGCGATGCTGAGCGGCGCGCGCGGCCCGAACTCGCAGGGCGCGGTGGGCGCGGGGGGCCTGGCCGGTCTTCAGGCGTTCCAGAACGCGCAGGCCGCCGGCGACATGCAGGCGTACCGGCAGGCGCAGATCCGCAAGCTGGAGCAGGACGCGCAGAAGCAAAGCCGCATCATGACCGCGCTCGGCCGCATTACTGGCGACACCGGCGGCACGATGCTCGCGCCCGGCGATGCGCCGAACGGCGCACCGTCGCCCGCTGGACCGCTGCTGGCGGGTCCTATCCCCGCGGGCAGTCCTGGCCTGCTCGGCGGCGCAGCCCCGGGCGGGGGGGCTGGCGTCGGCGTCAACTTGACGCTGCCCGATGTGCTGGCGCTGAAGGCCGCCGGTGGGCCCGACCTGTTCGATATCTACAAGTACGCGACGGATGGCGTCAAGCGCGAGGCCAACACCGCCTACCGCAACCCGGTGACCGGCGCGGTGGAGTATGGCCCGCCGAAGCTGTCCGAGGGCATGGAGTTGTACGTCGGCGCGGATGGCCGGCCCGCGGTGCGCCCGGTACAGGGATATAGCGCGACGAACGCAGCGGCAAAGGGCGCGGAGGCCGGCGCTATTGCAGGTGCGCAGGCTGGGTTCGATCTGGTCGACGTGCCCGACGGCAGGGGAGGCACCGTGAAGATGCCGCGCCTGGAGGCCCTGCAGCGGCTCGGCGGCACGGCGTCGGCTGCGCCGGCTGGTGCTGGCCAAGGCGCCGCGGGCGGGCCGCCCAATCGCTTCGGCCGTAGCTCCAGCCCTGCGGATCAGGCCTTCGAAAAGTCCGTCGCGGAAGCATCGGCCGACACCTACAACACCCTCCAAAAGGCTGGGCTGAACGCGGACAAGCAGATCGCGGATTACCAGCGCATCGGCTCGCTGCTCGATGGCTTCAGCGGCAGCAGCCTTTCGAGCGTCGGGATGGCGGGCGCCAAGCTTCTCAACTCGATCGGCCTGGAGGTGGATCCGGCGCTGCCGAACAAGGAAGCCGCGGCGGCCATCGGCAACCAGCTGGCCCTGAAGCTGCGCGACCCAGCCAACGGCGGCGGCATGCCGGGCGCCATGTCGGATGCCGACCGGAACTTCCTCATGCAGTCGGTTCCCGGCCTGAACCAAACGGATGCCGGCCGCAAGCAGCTGATCGGTTACCAGGTCAAGGTGTTGGAGCGCAACAAGGACGTCGCGCAGTTCGCGCGGAAGTGGCGGCAGAAGTATGGGCGGTTGGATTCGCTGGACCCGGCCGGCCAAGACTTCGAGACGGCTCTGTCCGCATGGACGGCCGCAAATCCCCTGTTCGGAGGCCAATGATGGCGAAGCCGCAGCAGTTCGTGCAGCAGTACGGCGCGCTGGCCGACACAGTCGGCGGCCAGCTCGGTGTGGACCCGGCCATCTTGCTGGGGCAGTGGGGCCTTGAAACGGGATGGGGCCGCAGCGTCATCGCGGGCACCAACAACCTGGGCAACATCAAAGGGCCGGGCGTCGCGGCGGTCGATAACATGACCGGCAGCAATGACGAATACCGCGCCTATGCCACTCCCGAGCAGTTCGGCGAGGACTTCGCGGGCCTCCTGGGCCGCCGCTACAAGGCCGCGATGAATGCAGGCCAGAATGCCCAGCAGTACGCGGAGGCGCTGAAAGCTGGTGGGTATGCCGAAGATCCGGATTACGTGCCCAAGCTGGTGGCGGCCACCGAGACGGTGCGCGGCCTGGGCGGGATCGGCGGGGCGATGGATCGGCTTGCGGGTGCAATCTTCCCGTCTGCGGAGGCGGCCGGCAGTGACGATATCTTCGCTGGCGCCAGGACAGCAGTTGGACGCCCTGCAGCGTCGGCCCCGGCGGTTGACGATGTATTCGCCGGTGCGCGAACTGCCGTGCCGAAGGCGGCGCCCGCCTCGGGCCCGACGCCTGCACCCGCTCCCCCCGCCGGCAGCGCCCCGGCGACGACCAGCCGCGGCGATGACGGCGTGCTGCGCGTGGAAATGGGCGGCACCGGGCCGGTCCCCGCGCCGGCACCGGCGGCCGCGCGCGGCTTCTTCGACGAGCTGGGCTCGCCGTCCGAATGGGCGCGCCAGGCCGGCCTGACCGCGCGCTACGGACTGGAGGGTCTGGGCCAGGCCGCGCAGCTGGTCACTGAGCCGCTGCGGCAGTATGTGGTCAATCCGGCCGCCGAGCTGGTGGGCCTGCCGCCGGCGACGTCGTCCGGCAGCACGATGGCCTCGCTGGCCGATGCCCTGGGCCTTCCCTCGCCCGAGACGCGGCAGGAGCGCATTGTGGGCGACGCCGCGCGGCTGATGGCCGGCAGTGGGGGCTTGATGGGGCTGTTGGGCGCCGCGAGCGGAGGCGCGCAGGCGGCGGGCGGTCTGCTGCCCACGGCCAGCACGACCGGCCTGGGTCAGAGCGTCATGGCCGGCCTGGCGGCGAACCCTGGCACACAACTCGGCTCTGCGACGGGGGCCGGCCTGTTGGGTGGCACCGCGCGCGAGAATGGCGCGGGCGCCCTGGGGCAGTTCGGCGCATCCCTCGCGGGCGGCCTGCTTGGTGGCGGCGCGGTCATGGCAGGCAGCAGCCTAGCCGATACCGCACGCAACGCAGCGGCCCGTCTGACGGCGCGCCCGGCGGATCTGGATATTCGCTTCGCGAACCTGATGGACGAGGCGGGTGTGGACCTGTCCACGCTGCCGCGCGAGGTCGCGCGCGGGCTGAGGGCGGAAATGGAATCTGCGCTGCGCACGGGCCGCGAGCTGCGCCCTGATGCGGTCCGCCGCTTGGCGGACTTCCGAGCGGTGGGCGCGACGCCTACGCGCGGCTCCATCACGCTAGACCCGGTGCAGCTTACCCGCGAACAGAACCTGGCCAAGATCGCCGCGAACAGCGCCGACGACCAGCTGGCCGCGCTGCCGCGCATGCAGAACCAGAACAACGCGCGGCTGATCAGCCAGCTGAACGAATCCGGCGCCGGCCGCGCGCCGGAAGCAATCGAGGCGGGAGAGGCCGCCATCGGGGCGCTTTCCCGTAACTTGGACGCCCGGCGCGCCAACGTGAACAGCCTGTATGCGAATGCGCGCGATAGCGCCGGCCGCAGCTTCCCATTGGACGGCGCCTCGTTCACCAACCGGGTTGCGCAAGCGCTGGACGACAATCTGCTGGGCGGCGCGCTGCCCGCGGACGTGCGCAACCACCTGAACCGCATCGCACAGGGTGAGGTTCCGTTCACGGTCGACTATGCGGAGCAGCTGAAAACCGCCATGGGCAAGTTGCAGCGCGCGACCTCGGACGGGCAGGTCCGCATGGCCCTGGGCGTAGTCCGCAACGAGCTGGACAACACGCCCGTGCTGGGCCTGGGGCAGCAAACTGGCGCCGTCGGCGCACGCGCGGTGAATCCCGGGAACCTGCCGACGCCGCCCAATGCGCCGCAGCTGGGCGAAGAGGCCATTGCGGCATTCAACCAGGCGCGGGCCGCCAATCGCGCCATGATGAGGGACGTGGAGGCCAGCCCGGCCCTGAAAGCGGTATTCGAAGGGACCGCGACGCCTGACCAATTCGTCAGCCGGTACATCCTGGGCAAGAACGCCAGCGCGGCGGACGTGGCGGCGCTGCGCCGCGGCCTGGGCGACAACCCGGCGGCCGTCGGCGCGGTGAGGGACCATCTGGTCGACTACCTGAAGGGCAAGGCGCTGAACGGCGCGGCGGACGAGGTCGGGAAGTTCAGTTCGGCGGCCTACAACAAGGCGCTGGACGCCATTGGGGGCCGCAAGCTGTCGCAGTTCTTCAGCCCCGAGGAAATCGCGCAGTTGCGCGCGGTGGGCCGCGTTGGCAGTTACATGCAGGCCCAGCCGGTAGGGTCGGCCGTCAACAACAGCAACTCGGGTGCGTTGCTCGCCGGCCGTGGCTACGACTTCCTGAAATCGGTCGTGAACAAGGTTCCATTCGGGGAGGCCGCGCTGCTTACGCCGCTTCGCAATATCGAGGTGTCGTTGCGCCAGCGCGGCGCGCAAAACGTGCTGCCGGGGCTGCTTGCTGAGGCGGTTCGTCGTCAGACGCCGGTGAGCGGGCCGTTCCTGCTGCCCGGCGCGGCGGCCGTGGGTGGTCTACTTGCGGCGCCAGGCGTCAATGGCCCCTAGGATCAGGGCCGCGGCCAGATAGCCAAGAAGGATTGGATCGAAGGACATGCGCCGATTCTACGATCAAACCGCCGCCTTCGGGCGGCTTTTTCATGCCCGCGCAGGAGGGGAGTGATGGCAAGGCTGAGTGAGAAAGAGGCCGGAGGGCGCAACGTCCTGGCCTTCTTGGACATGCTGGCGGTGTCGGAGGGAACGGACGACGGCCGGCAACCCACGAAGGATGATGGTTATGACGTGCTCGTGGGCGGGGGCCTGTTCAGCGGTTACGCCGACCATCCCAATGTGCTGGTCAGGCTGAGCCCCACGCTCTCGTCGACAGCCGCGGGCCGCTACCAGATCCTGTACAGGTACTGGCCGCACTATCGGGACCTTCTGGGGCTGCCGGACTTCGGGCCCCTGTCCCAGGACCGGTATGCCATCCAGCAGCTCAAGGAGCGGCGTGCGCTCCCGGACATCCAGGCGGGCCGATTCGATGAGGCGGTGGCCAAGGTCCGGAACATCTGGGCCAGCCTGCCGGGCGCCGGCTATGGACAGCACGAGCAGAAGATTGAGCGTTTGCGCGATGCATACGTGCGCGCTGGCGGCGCGCTGGCGGGGTAGCGATGGATTTCGAAAAGGGGATCTACGCCGGCCTGGCGCTGCTGATAACTGGGTTCGTTGGCAAATGGCTCGTGCCGCTGCTGATTCGGACGCTCGATAACAGTGTCGCTAGCGCTACAGCCTCGGGCGGCGCGCTGGCCACGATCACGGCAGAGCGTGACCAGTGGAAGATGCGGGCGATCGAACTGGACAGGCAGCTCCAGGAAATGCGCGCGGACTGGGCCTCGATGAAGGGGGACATGCGGCTGATCAAGTACCAGTTGCACGAGGCGCGCGTGCGCATCGCCCAACTGACGGGGGAGCCGCCGCCCGCCGGTGAGGACGATCTTGGAGAGGATTATGGGAAAAGTCATTGAGCGGCTGTGCCGCTGCGACGCCGAACGGGCGAATTATCTGGTGCGGTTCCTTAAAGCGTGGGCCGCATACCTGGGCATCCTTTGCCTAGGTGGGATGATCTTCGGCGCGCCGCTGTACGTCTGGTTCGATCGTTCCCTGACCTCGGCGGATGCCTCCCACCAGCAGGAGATTGCCCGCATGCAGAAGATCAACCATGAGTTGATGGTGATCATCAAGGACCGGTTGCCGCCGATCGTGAAGCAGGCAGACGCTGCCATCCAGGCGGCCAAGGGCGCGGCGTCCAAAGCCGGCACAGCCGCCAACAAGGCCACGGCTGCGGCGAAGTCGGCCAACACGGCAGTGAAGAAGGTGGAGGAAGTCCTGGAGCCACCAGCGCCGCCCGCGCCAGCTAAGGCCCCTGAATGGCTGAACACGCCATGACCCCGCTGCTGCGCGCTGCTGCGCCATATCTTATCGGGGCCGCCCTGGTGGTGGTCGCGCTCCTGGGCGTGCGCTGGTACGGCTCCAGCCAATACCATGCCGGCGGTGACGCACGCCAGGCCGAAATCGAGAAACGCCAGGCCGCCATTGAGCGCGCCTGGCAGGAGGAAAGAGACCGTGCTGATGCCCAGTTCCGCGGCGCCATCCTGGCGCGGCAGCAAGCCGAATCCAAGCTGGCCCAGGCTGAGCGTGATCGTGATGCCGCTTTTGCTCGCATTGGGGGGCTGCGCAAGCAGCTTGCCGCCCGGGACGCCCAGGCATCCTATGCCAGCGGCAGACCTGATGGCGCCGGCCCCGACTGGGTCGGCCTATTTGGAGAGTGTCTCGACCGAGCTCAACGCCTTGGACGCCGACTTGGCGAGGTGGGAAAAGACGCTGCAGGATGGGCTGACCAGGTGAACGGGCTGCAGGGCTATTTCCGCGGTCTGGGGGCCAAGCCCTAGCGCGGCTCCATCCCCTTGCGCAGCTTGCGTGGCGATTCCAGCAGGGCGTCGACAGTCTGATTACGTTCCAGAACGCAGGGCTCCGCGTGGATCTGCTGGATCCAGTCATCGAACACGGTGGCCAGAATGCCGTTGGGGCGTTGCAGGTCGCAGGAAAGCTGGTTGGCGCGCAGGATGATCGAGCGTAGGCGCTTGATCTCCCATAGTAGGGAGATCACATCGGGGTTCCAGGGCTGGCGCTCTCGGATGGCGCGCAGTTGGTCGGCGGTGAGTGGATCTTTGAACGGCATAGCGGAAAACACTGGTTGTACATCCAGTATATTCCGCATTAAATGGGGTCAATTGCGTCCGCTTCTTGATAGCGCGGGTTCCCTACTTCCCGTTTCACCGCGTGCCATGCGAACGCAGATTCAGGCAGGCCACCGGCCAGAATCTCCCGGGCCCGCACCACGTCCGTCCCTGGGTCGAGCCATTCGGCGGCCAGCTCGGGCGGAAGTGCTATAGGGCGCCGGTCGTGCACGTCGATCATCCCGCCCTGCACATCGTTCGTCACAATCGCGAAGCCGTGGGCATCATCTAGGTCGGCGCCTGGCTGCCAAGCCGATATGCCGGCCAGCAACAGCGGCGTTCCATCTGCCGCATAAATATAGTGCGGCTGCTTGGTGCCGTCCGGGTTCTTGATCCATTCGTACCAGCCATCGGCCGGAACCAGGATCCGCCCCATGGTCATCATGCCGCGCCAGGGCCAACCGTTGCGGCGGATAGTCTCGAGCTTGGCGTTGATCATGAAGTGGGGGAAGTCCGTGCGCTGGTACCCCCAGGGGAGCCGGGCGACGTTTAGGTTGCCGCCGTCCAGCCGGTGAATGGTCAGCGGGCGGGTGTGCGGCGCGACGTTGTACCGCGGCCCGATCGGGTCGGCGAAGATCGCGCGCGGATTGGGGAAGATCCGCTCGACATAATCCATCGGTCCTGACTTCTGGACGATTCGGCCGCACATGGGCCCTCCTGCTGGAAGGGGAAGGGCCAGTATAGGATCAGCCAGGGGCGGGCCGCATCCCGGTTTGCCGCTGCAGCAAGATTTCCGCGATGTAGGCGGCGACTAAGGCTTCCAGCAACTGCTGGTCGGCCTCCGTCAGTTCGGCTACCTGCTCGGGGGTGATGGTGTCGAAGGGCCAGGGTTCCATGATGGATACTCTATCTGGACAGCTGCGCACGGCTATCCAGTTGGTTGAAATGTCGGACGAAAAGACGCCATCGGCCACGCCAAATTTACGCCACACGACTCAGAGACCGCGCCAATGCTAGAGTTTTCTGTCCCCTCCTTCGCACCA